TTCATCTTGGAGCGACCTGCCTCTGGTAGATTGGGGCGTGGATTTGCCGGATGATTGGCTTGTGGAAGAGAAGACCGAGCCTGCCGACGCCGAGCCTCAGATCGACCGGGCCGAGGAACTGAATAAAATATGGCGCGTTAAAACGGGCGACCTGTGGCAAATAGGCGAACACCGGCTGTTGTGCGGCGACTCGACGAAGGCCGAGGACGTGGGGCGGGTTATGGGGGGAGAGAAGGCGGATTGTGTGTTCACTTCACCACCTTATGGTGTCGGCGTGGATTATGGCGAAACATACGTGGACACGATTGATAATTTACGCAAGATGCTCCCGATATTATCATCAATGTGGATGGATATAGTGGTTGCCGGTGGATTCGCCGTTGTCAACTTTGGGGATATTGTTAGTGCATCAAAAATAGTCGGCATAAAGAAGCCATGCGAATACCCTATGGCGCTCGAGTATTGGCCGGTATTTAGGAATGACGGATGGGTGTTATGGTCGCGCCGAGTATGGTGTAAAAATGGAAGCGGAACAGGATCAATGCAATGTATTTCGTCGAACCGAGCATCAACGAACTGGGAGCATATATGGACGTGGAAAAAAGACGGGCCTGATATGTTTCCAAAACAAACAACAGGCGAATATCCATCACAAAACGGATGGATTGATTCGTCACATGAAGGCCGATTAGCTGTCGGATTAAAAGATCATGGCGCAGGGATGCCATTATTGCCCGCAATGTTTAGCATATCAAACCATTCAAAAATCAACGGATCTGTGCATGAGCCATTCACAGGAACCGGCACGACAATGGTTGCCAGCGAGAACCTTCACCGTAAATGCCGGGGCATTGAAATAAGCCCCGCCTACTGCGCCGTGATTCTTCAGCGCATGACGGATGCGTTTCCGGGGATTGAAATACGGAGGATCGACAAATGAAAGGCCGTAAACCCCTGCCGACGAAACTCAAACTGCTCTGTGGAAATCCCGGTAAGCAGAAACTCCCCAAAGGCGAACCCGAACCCGACAGCAATATTCCGGCCCCGCCTTCCGTTCTCAACGACTACGCCCTTGAGGAATGGAACAGGGTGACGCCCGTGCTCCTCGCCCTCGGCCTTATCTCCGACCTCACCGTTCCGGCGGTCATCGCATACTGTGATGCCTATTCCGATTGGAGGACGGCGACAGAGGAATTGAACAAAATAAGAAAGGGCAAGGGTGGCGCAATTACAACCCTGATACAGCAGACGACAAACGGGAATATCATACCGAACCAACTCAAACTCGTGGCGAAGGCCGCAAGGTCCGACATGATCAGATATGCAACGGAGTTCGGCGGCACAGAGATTGCCAAGATACGCCTTGCCGTTGATCCGGGAAGGGGTAAAAAATCCAAATTTGACGGGCTTATAAATGTCAAAAAGTAATCCCCGCGTAAAGCGGATTATCAGGTTCATTGAAAAACTTATTATCCCTTCCGGTAAGGGAGAGGGTAAGCCGTTTAAACTCCGCAAATTTCAAAAAAAGTTCATACAGGACGTTTATGGTCCTGAAAGGGGCGACCTCCGCATTGTCCGCCGGGCAATACTGGCAATGGCCAGGAAAAACGGGAAATCCGTTTTGATCTCTGCCCTTGCTCTCGTTCACCTTGTCGGTCCCGAAGCCGTGACGAATGGAGAAATATACAGCGCGGCGAATGATCGCGACCAGGCTGCATTAATCTTTAAATATGCCGCCCAGATAGTCCGTGCCGATCCCGAGCTTGAAGCCATGATAAAGATCGTCGACAGCACAAAGACAATGGTATGCTTTGCCAACGGTTCAATTTATCGTGCCGTATCCGCCGAAGCCGGTACGAAATACGGCCTCAACCCGACCGTCGTAATCTATGATGAACTCGCACAGGCAAAAAACCGGGAGCTATACGATGCCCTTGATACGTCAATGGCGGCCCGCGAGGAGCCATTATTTATTGTAATTTCAACACAAAGTAACGATCCTCAACATATACTTTCACAGCTAATTGACGACGGGCTGTCGGGCCGTGATCCGTCAACGGTATGCCATTTATACGCGACGCCGGACGATGCGGACGACGATCAGATATTTAAGAGCCAGAAATTGTGGAAAATGGCGAACCCGGCGCTTGGTGATTTCCGGAGCCTCGACGAGATGCGGACGGCAGCGAAACGGGCGCAGCGGATGCCGAGTTTTGAGACGGCTTTCAGGAATTTATATTTAAACCAGCGGGTTGACGCGACGGCGCCGCTCATATCAAGGGCTGATTGGGAGGCATGTGTGGCGGAAAAGCCACAGTTAGAGGCTGGCGAAAAGGTATATCTTGGGCTGGACTTGTCGAGTAAGACAGACCTGACGTCATTGATTGCGGTGTCGGCGGAAGATGGTGATCGGGTGTGCGCGTGGTTTTGGAAGCCAGGCGAAACATTGCGGGAGCATATAACGCGGGATCGAGTGCCTTATGACGTATGGAAAAAGGATGGTTGGCTGGACACCTCGCCGGGTAGGTCGATTGATTATGATTTCGTGGCGGATAAGGTTGCGGAGTTGTCGAGGGACTATGAGATTGTTGGCATGGCCTATGACCGGTGGGGGATTGCTAATTTCCTGCAATCCTGCCGGCGGATCGGGCTTGATGCTTATGAGGACACGAAAGAAGAAAAGCGGCGGGGAGCTTTAAGGATTGTGGCATGGGGACAGGGATTCCGGGACATGGCGCCGGCGATTGACGCGCTGGAGGTGTCGATTTTGGAAAGACGTTTTAAACATGACGGTAATCCTTGCCTGCGGTGGAATATTGCCAATGCGATCGCGGTAAGTGATCCGGCGGGGAACAGGAAACTGGATAAGTCAAAGGCGAGGTTTCGCATTGACGGTGCGGTGGCGCTGGCTATGGCGCTGGGGTTGAAGTCAAGAGATTTGGCGGAAGAAGAAAAGCCTAGTGCTTATGAGGGATTGTCCGCAGACCAAATACGGGAGCGGATGATATTTGTTTAATAACCAATTTAAAAACCAAAAAAAGAAGGAGGAAGAAGCCATGTTGAACACAGAGATTGTGCAATACCTGAACTTTTTAACCAAACAGTATGACGGCGTGACGCAGTTGATCGCCAAGACGAAACAGAGGATCGTTTCATTGCCGGGGCATAGCGAGGATGAACTTGATTGTGACACGGCATTGAAGGGTGACGGAAAGTCTGAGGGGCTGTTGACGGTGCAGGGGCGTTATTCGCGGGCAATCGAGAAAGAGCTAGTGCAATGGGACGTCTGGACTGAATGGTTGAGTAAAGTGCCGGGTATTGGGGCATGGACGGCGGCGAAGTTAATCATTTTATTCAATTACAAGTTTGTGCCGGTATGCAAAGAGTGCGGCGGCGAATTTGAAAAGACCGAGAAGGAAACGCAGGGGAAGTTGATCAATGTGTTGACCTGTGTTGACTGCGGCAGGGTCGCGAAGGACGGCGTTTTGAAGCACAAGGTTGTGAGGCGCGACTTTCCGACGGTGAGTAAGTGGTGGGCTTATATGGGCAGGCATACGGTTGACGGAGTAATGCCGAAGCGCAAGAAGGGAACGCAGGCGAATTGGTCAACGCCGGGGCGGACGCTTGGTTTTCTAATCGGCGAGCAGTTTAACCGGCAGGGGGATGATAACCCATACAAGCGGATATTATTGCAACACAAAGAGAAACATGCGAGGATGCACCCGGAGTGGTCGAAAGGACATGTGCATAATGCGGCAAAGAACGAGGCTGTTAAGATATTCCTTGCCCACTTCTGGCATGTTTCACGGGTATTGGAGGGGCTGCCGGTGTCGGAGCCTTACGCCGGGGCTATTATGGGGCACACGAATATAATTAAACCGCCGTATTGGGAGAGCGAGACGTCTTTTGAAACCCAGCAGTTCAATGCGTTTCCCGCGGCGGAAATGAGGGTATAGCAGAGGAGCGAGGGTGTAGTTTGAAACCCAATGAACGAATGCGAGCGATTATTCCCTTGAAACCAAGAGCCGTTGTGCGAGCGATCGCACTATTGAAACCCACCACCGGAATGCGAGCGATTGTAGCCATGAAGCCCAGTTGTTGATTGCGAGCGAAACGGTTAGTGAAACCCAACGAACGGATGCGAGCGAATGGTGTCCTGAACCCCAGTCGTGGAATGCGAGCGAATGAACAATTGAAACCCATTCTGACAATGCGAAATTCACTCAAAAGGAGTCCGAGATGGAAAAGAGCAAGTATGAAAAGACGACAATAGGTGACCTTGAAAGACAGGTTGAAGAACAGAACCGCCTTGCACGTGGCGCACAGAAGGAAATGATTGAAATCCTGATTTACATTAAGACTTCTGGCCGGTGGAAGGAAAACAAGCGGTATGAACGGGCTTCGTTTTACGCCTATATTGACGATCGTTTCAATATCAGGCGAGGCACGTTCATGGAAATGCAGACGGCGTATGTTAAATATCCAGACCAGTCTATTGAGTATGGTATCGGATTGATGGCGCGGATTATCCGGGAGTGCGGCGGAGCAGTAAAGGCGAAAAAGGTCTTGAACGAGATGGACGACGCCAAAAAACAGTTGAAACGTGGTCTTAACAGGGCGCAAATTGACAAAATAATTACAAAACACGCCACTCCGAAGATCAAAAAGCATGTTACCGACTGGAAGGCCATGTATGAGGCGGAGGCGAAAGCGCATGAAGCGACCAAAAATAACCTGAAGATTGCTATTGCAAGAGTCCGGGAGCTTGAGGGTCAGGTTGCCCGGTTGAAGGTGACTGCGGAGCGTATCAGCGACATTCGCGCGATAATTGAGAAGCCGGCGGTAATGATCCAGCCGCAGGCGTAAGGCAGGGGAGCGATCGTCCCATTGAAACCCACAGCCTCTGTGCGAGCGATTCTATTATTGAAACCCAGCAAGGACGTGCGAGCGAGGGGGCATGTTGAAAACCATTGCTTGAGTGCGAGCGAGAAACCGCTTGAAACCCACCGCTGACGTGCGAGCGATTTTGCGATTGAAACCCACAATCTGAGTGCGAGCGAGCCGAAGTGTGAAACCCATCGCTGTTATGCGAGCGAATGTGCTTTTGAAACCCACAGCGTTACTGCGAGCGAGCGGTGCTTTGAAACCCAAGGCATAAATGCGAGCGATTGTTTGTGCGATGGATGGCTTCGTGACTTGAACTGTAAGAACTGCCATAAGCGAGCCGTCTGCCGGGAATTATGCCCGGAGGCGGCGGCTTATGCAGATCAGGACTATGTTTCGGCGGAGGAGTTTGTTTTTATGGATTCAGAGGAAATTGACAAGTTGAATGTGACGACAACGGTATGGCGTGACGGCTGGACTACAAAAGACGACGTAATAGCCGATATTTTGCGCCTACTTCCGCCACAGCGAGAGATTGCCGACCGGTTAGGGGTAACACAGCAATACATTTCAAAAGTGCTATCAGAGCTTAAAAAACGCTGATTTTTTACAACCACTTTTTTTCTTTAACTCACCTAATTTATTAGCCTTTCAAATTTTTTTTGGTTGTATTCTCCCATATATAGAGGGAGATTATGACTTTTTTCAAAAAAATAGACCTGCGTGACGTGTTTTTATTCGTTGGGCTGGCGCTTGTGGGTGTCGGCCTATTTATGTTGGCGCCGTGGCTGGCTTTTACCGTCTGCGGCGTTTTGCTTATGGCTATCGGCCTGCTTATGGGGGCTAAATAAATGGGCATTGTGTCGAGAATTAAGGCGATGGCGCTTGGCCTGAATGATGAAAAGGCATGGAATCCGTCGCTGTGGCGCTTAATTGGCTCACAGAGCTTGACCGGTGAAGTGGTGAATGAGGACACGGCGCTGACTTATTCGGCTGTGTGGAACGCTGTGACGCTGATTTCCGGGACTATTGCTAGTTTGCCGCTGCATTTGATGGTTCAGAGAGGCGAAAAGAAGCGGATTGCAGACAATCATGCCACTTATTTAACCCTCCACGACGCGGCTAATCCTTACATGATTTCAAAGGTATTTCGGGAAACGCTGATGGCTCATGTCCTAACTTGGGGTAATGGATTCGCGGAAAAGGTGAAGAATCGAGCCGGTGAGGTAGTGCAATTATGGCCGATTGCGCCGGATAAAGTGACGCCAATGTGGGATGGCGGTCAAATCATATACCGGATTCGGGTTGACAATCAGGACAAATACTTCACGCGGGACAAAATTCTGCATATTGCCGGCCTGGGCTACGACGGGCTGATGGGTTATTCAGTTGTGTCAATGGCGCGTAAGTCTATTGCTCTAGGCATGGCGATGGAAACATTCGGATCAAATTACTTCGGTCACGGCACGCACCCAGGCGTGATAGTGTCGCACCCAGGGCAGTTAGGCAAGGATTCTTATGAAAACCTAAAGAAAAACCTGACAGAAGCCTATTCAGGGCTTGGGCAATCTCACCGGCTGATGTTGTTAGAGGACGGTTTGAAGCTGGAAAGTGTGACGATCCCGCCGGAAGATAGCCAGTTTTTACAGTCACGACAGTTTCAAGTGCCTGAAATAGCGCGGTGGTTCAATTTGCCGCCCCACAAGCTCAAGGATTTGAGCCGTTCGAGCTTCTGTTTGCCGGCGGAAGAAGAAGTATTCACACAAGGAGGGCCAAAGCGGATCGCCGATGTTATTGCAGGGGAAAAGGTGTGGAGCCTTGCTGATAAGTCAAGATGGGTTCTGTCCGATGTCGTCAAATCTGCCGTTACCGGGATTGACGAAATTTACACAATAAAAACAACAAATAGAACTGTTCGCTGCAATGCGAAGCATCCTATTTTGACACGCAGGCGCCGCGCTGATGGCGAATGGATTACGTCGTGGACGCCTGCCGGAGAGCTTAATGTTGGAGATACAATCGTGACTGTGCGTGGATTGCCTGAAAGCAAGAAAGCTATCCCGACACGCGCTGACGGATCGCCTATCACGGTTCCTTTTATGGAGTTCTGCGGGTTACTCATTGGTGATGGTAATGTCATGGGGAAGAAAGGCAAACCAGCTGTTATATCAATAAGTCGGGCGAAAGACGCACCGTATATGGACTACTACCGCGATGTTGCCAAAAGCCTTTTCACGGTTGGCGGATATGAATACCGCAGAGGGATCACGCATCCAGGCGCGAGGTTAAATGAGCAAGATGTTGAGGAAATCAGGAAAAATGGCAGGCTGGTTCTTACAAATTCAGAAATAGCTCGCAGATATGGTGCAAATATATGTGCAATACAAAACATTATCCACCGTGAGTATCACCCGGAGCATCCACAGGCTGGCTTGAACAAACAGCAAGTTGCTGAAATAAAAGAGCTTTTGAGGAGGCGGCTAACAACACAGCAGATAGCCGATGAATATGGCGTGTCGCGTGACACGATTGTAAAGATTTTGTCGGGCCGGCTATGGAGTGGGCGAAAGAAAACAAGTAAGGTAAGGCCGGTCAACTTGGTTGAGGATTGTCGATCGACTGCCTTTACGTCTGCAACAGGGGCTGAAGAGCTTATC